GTCTCCACGCTGAAACATCCGCACTGTTGAATGTTCCAGCTTTACAATTAAGAAAATTTGCTGTGGTAATGTTTAGCATCCCCATCACATCAGCGGAATTAATCGTTATCTTATTATCTGATAGCGTTAAAGCGGTAATATTCAGCGGGTCAGATATTTTTACCGTGAACGTGCCTGCCCCTGAGTATGCATGAGTTCTCGCTCCGCTCCCGGTATAGTCATTTGTGCTTCCGTCTCCCCAATCTACAGTCACTTGCGCTGAAACGGTCAATGATGCGATTGTTAGTGTTTCCGCACCAGTTGTGGTGCAGTAAAACTTTGCAACATCCTCACCACCAGTCGCCACGCTCGCCGGCTGAAACGTTGGCGAGAACGTCCGCCCGAAACTTGGAGCAAAAGTCATTTCGCCCTCCACGGTGCATACGCCTCCACCAGCTTCTGGATGCTGTCCAAATAAACCAGTACCGCGTCCAGCTTCTTGTCAATTTCCGGCAGGCACAGCAGGGCTTTGTCGAGGTCATCCTCTGGTATCCACTCTGGCGGTGTGACCTCTGGAATGCTTGCATCATAGCTCGCCACGCTGTAAATCTTGGTTGCTGGGTCGCTGTAGCGGTCATTGAACACAATCTGCTTGCCGTCTTTGGGGTCGTTGATGATGTACCGCCCATCCTTACGCCCGACAACCAGTACCCAATGCTGCTCGATTGGTGCAGTCGCCGGGTTGTAGTCAACATGGATGATTGCCGGCTTGCCGTCTGCCAGACACTTGTCTATAATGTCGTTCCTTGACCCTTCCCATTTGCCATCGTAGGTAACGCCATCAAATATCGCAGGGATAGAACCCCACACTAACAGGTTGCCGTTTGCGTAGCCGGCGTTGGCTTTCAGTAAATCATTCAAACTTGCCGGGTCAACGTCATGTCCGTAGTAGTCCAGCATCATACTCACGCAGGTGATCAAACACCCGTAACCGCCGATGGTCGAGGATGATGTGCCAAGCTGTACGTCCTTCCAGCGACCATCAACCTGAGACAATGGCTCAATCGGCAAAAGGATGTCGGCTTGCTCCGGTTCAGGCTCGTCCGGGAAGTAGCTCAGGGTATTCCAGGGCATTTCGATTTCCGCGCTCGCCAAAGTCGGTTTGGTTGAATTGCGGATTGCGTACTCGCCTAAGTTGTCCCGAAATACCTGTAGCTGTTTGTTGTCCCATGCTGCATCAATCACGGCAGGGAATTCCATCCAGATCGGTAATGCCCACTTCTCAGCCGCTATCATCAAGTGACGCATGGTTTCCTTGACCCATGTAGAGGTCGTCCCCTTCAGGTCATCCTTCCAGGCGGTGATGATTAGCCCGTCAGCCGGCACGCCAACAGAACGGGATAGCCCTATCATTGCTGAGGTAGCGTCAATGGTCAGTTTGTTCATCGCTTCCTGCCAGCCGGGTTCGTCTGTCATAGACTTGATCAGGTCGCAGTACCATTGTGCGTTACTCACGATCCTGAGTAAGACAGGCACGCCCCAGCCCTTCACGGCTTGCAGTTGTGCAGCAAGGTTCGGGTTGCGCCGGATGGCTACGTTGTCGCCTGCGGTGTCGTAGTACTCATTGACAGCTTCGAGGACAACCAGGTCATAGTTTGTTGAGGCTTCGGTTATGACTTTCTCTCTCGGAATGTGTAATGCCTTCATTTATATAGCTCCTTATGCTATGCCGTACCCGGACAGGTCAACCGCGCCGCCCGTGTCCAGGTATTGCTCTAGAGAAAAATTATCTATTCCGGCCTTTACGTCCCCCGATTGCGCCGGGTCGGTATCTGGTTTCGCTACTCTGACCGTCGCTGCAATCTTCGCTGTCGCTGCTGTCGCTGGGGCTGTAATGTTATCCAGCGTGTAGGTCGCCCAGTCTGTAACTGTGTTATTTGAAACGATAATGTCTGAGGATGTAATCAGCCCGCCGGTTGAGTTGTAGAATTCCACAAACGCGCTGTTGTATTTGCCAACCGCAGAACCGCTTCTATAGAACGTTATACTTTTGTGACACACTGACGCCCGGTATCTCCCACCTGGTACAGCTATCACCGCGTCCGTTCTGGCGGTCTTGGTTACATCAAACGCGGCAAGAGTATTTGCCGATGCCCTAATCCATCCGCTCCTCAGACTTCCGCATCCGTCATCGGTGGATAGTCCGCTTGTGCCTGTCCCTGTTACGGAAAAGCCGTCCCATGAGACGGTTGCGCCGTCCTCAAATCCCCTGTTGTGCCCTAGAATCTGTTTGTATCCCATTATGTACTCGCTACCGGATACCAGACCATGACACCTAATAAATAGGCGTCTACTGCAAGGGTGTCGTCTGTGGAAGTCCCCAGCCTTCCGACCCGCCAATTCACTAATTCCCCGGCCAGCGGTGCGCCTGCTAAAGTGATCGCTCCGGTTGCGGGTGAGACATACAGGTCGTAGGTAGTTCCCCCTGTGTCTGTCGCCGTTCCTGCTGTCCCTTGCGCTGCGTCCAAAGTATCATCATTCGCAAACCCAACCCCTGATAAACTCCACACGGTTGCAAAGTCTGAGGAAGTTGCCGGGTGCGTCCAGTAGAATTGACCGTAAACTGTTCCGCCGTTGTAATCATTCGGCATGGGAATATTGCTGTAGGCGTATTCGTCAGTCGAGGCGTCAAATGCGAGATAGTCATACATATTCTTATTGCTGGTCATTTCGATGTCAACCGCAACGGCGCACCCGCTGGTATAGGTAGGTTTGGCGTTCCCGATCCAAAGTTTTCTATACCGTTCATAATCGTTGTACTCGTTATAGACATACCGTTTGTCTACCGAGTCATCCGTTTGCCCGCCGGAAGCATTGATCCTGATTGTGCCTAAATACCTTCTGGTAGTAGTGCCGTTCTTTACAAGTACCCCGTTCACCCTTGCGAGTGCGGTTGCCCTGGTTGTCTCGTCCGTCCACTCTAAGGCTTCGAGGGTCGCCGTGCCTGAATTTGAGTAGCAGAATATGTCATACTTCTTATTAGCGTTCAGTCCGGCAAGGGATAAACTAATCTCTGTGAAGGTGATATTCTTCCAGGCACTTTCGCCAGAGTCGTACAAACAAACCTTGTCGCCCACAAATGGGGTGTAGTACAGGGTTGCTTTGGCGTTCTGGTTGGTCATGCTCAGCGGCACGCCGGTTTCCAGGGTCAGCCGTCCATCAGCCGGGTAGCCGATTGCCTGTGTGATCCGGCTCCAGTGTTCAGCTTCGTTGTCCTTCACGTACGTGTTTTGCCAGGCGGCGGTTAGTATATCGTTTACATTACTGGTAGGTACTGCGGTTCGCGCCATGCGCCCTCCTAATAGCCTAGAGTGTTCGTGTCGAGATACCCGGAGTCGGTGCTATCCAGACGCAGGAACAGGGTATTGATTCCGTGCATTTGCGGGTACATATAAATCGTTGTTTTCACTTCCTGGCAAGTCCCTGATGCGGTGTGTGAAATCTTGCTTATTTTGTAATCATCATCAATGCCAATGGTAGGAATTTGCAGGGTGATCAGGTCTTCAAGGTCTACCCCGAACTGATAAGACGGCCTGTTTGTTATCGAAATTTGCGGGTAGGGCTTCGCATCTGAGAGGTAATCCGTCAATACTGTGGTGAAGTCGTAGGCGGTGTTATAGGTGGTTATCCAGTCCGAATCCAGCACAAACCTTGCGGGCAGGCTGCTTGTTACCGAATCCTTGACGGCGATCCTGTCCGGCGTGGTTATCGCGTCCCCGGATAATGTCAGGCTTGTGATATACCCTGAGTCCGTGCTTGCGTTGGCTATGACCAGCTTCGCAGTCTTGGAGAATGCCGTAAGAGTGACCGCAAAGTCGGTGGTCATGTTTGACCCGCCGCCGTCAGCCGCACTATTCGCCGCAAAGCCTGCCACTGACACGTTTTCAGCCGGGCAAGCATCGCCGTCATAGGTGTATTCAGCCCACAGCTTAATGTCTGTACTCGCCCCCACTGCTGGCTTGACCTGCAAGCTCCAAATATCTGTGCTGCTAACCTTTACCCTGGGGTAGACGTAAACCAACACGTCAGACCGCATGAATGACCAGGGGGTAGGAATGTAAATATCGCGGTCAATGAGTTCCTCTGTGATGATTTTTTTGACGGAATCCGAGGCGTGACGGCTCTTAAATACCGCTGCCCCGTTTGCTGCTATGTGGAATGACCCTAACTCACTCTGCGCCAGCTCGTCAATTTCCGAGAGCGCAGACCGCCCGGAAGTCCAGTAGTAATCTATCGTATCCGCGCCGGTGTCGAGGTCGGTGGAAGTCCAGGGGTATGCTACGTCTGTAAGGATTGCGCTAATCAACCCGCCTGCGTCCGTGCTGGTTTTCAAGGCGATAGAGGTTTCTCTTGCCTTCAGCCAGTTTGCTCCGTCCTCAACCTGTATTGTTGCAACATCCCTATACCCTGACATTTGTATGTCTGTAATAATTCCGGTGAACAAGTTAAATGTTCCCTCAACATCATCCGTAACAGTGAAACTGACCTTTTTACCCGGAACGAGGTAGCTGTACAGCGCGCCGCCGGTGTTCCAGGGGTCATACCGCCCATCGTAATTGTCGAGGTTTACGATCAACCTGCCCGGCATTGTTCCTTCAAACCCGCTGCCAGGATTGCCAATAACCCTGTCCTTCCCCCGGTCTATGACGAATTTCTGCATACGCCCAGCTTCGTTGGTGTAGTTTGTATCAGCGTCCCAATCGATGCCGAGGTTGTAGGTCAGGGTCATGAAACCCTCCGCATCGCCTCGAGAATGTAAGGCGCAAGCTCGCGCTCCACGAAGGCTTTATCTGCCATGTTCACGGGTGTGTTTATGGTCACGTTCACCACACTCGCCCCGCCCCCGCCTTTAAGGGCTGCTTTTGATTCTGAGTTGGACAGCACCCGCCCATTGACGGAAGGTACAAACAATTCTGGTCCAGTCTCGCCTACCCAGTAAGGAGCAGGAGATACCTGCCCACCCGCTGCCTTTGGCACGTAATCCGCAGACGTTGTGCCGAGTATTGATAATCCCTTGACTTGCTCATACCCGAACACTTCAAGCAAAATTCTTGTGCGGATAGAACGCGGTAGTGAGTCAAGTAATCCTTTTAGTGCTTCCGTGACCCCGATGCCTAGCTCGACCTGCCCGATGAACTCAGCCATTGACGCAGCCCAGTTCGCGGTATCAATCGTCCCTTGCTTCAGGGATTCAGCCATGATGTCATTGAACTTTGCGGCGTCCTCGCTTGACGCCCCGACCAGCCCAAGTTCTTTATTTAGCATATTGAGGGCTTGCTCAGTCTGTCCCGCCCCGATACCGGCGTCAAGCAGCGCAGCCTTCGAGGACGAGAGTATCTCGCTCATGTTGCCTAATTCGTTTGATACCCCGCTGGCTGCTTCTTCAACATTGTTCAGGGACGTTGCAAACTCATTCGCCCCGCCCATGCTTGCCGACCAATCGAGGTTATCCAGGAACTTCTGTAATTGCTTAACCGAACCGCCCTGCAATAATGCCGCTGCTTGTTTGGATTGCTCTTCGTTCAGGAACTTTATGCGCTCCTGAAGCTCAACCCCCAGCATCATTCTTTCAGTCGCCCCGCCGAACATATTAGCAAACAGTCCGGCAATACCCGCCCCGCTTTGAGATATGTTCATCTTTAGGGCAGTAAAATAATTCTGCGTCTGTGCGTCTAGCTGCTCCCACTTCGAGGCGTTATCCTCTAACAGCCCGCCGGTGGTTTTGAGGTAATCCGCTGTATCATCCAGCACGGCGTTCAGCATCGCTTGTTTCTGCTCGTTGTCGGTTAGCTGGTCTGAGGTCTTGCCTAGCGTCTCTGCATAATCCCCATAAACATCATTGAGGTCAAGCACAATGCCGAGGTTGTCAAGGATCAGTTTTGACTTGCGACCAATACCTGTAACTATGTCATTGAATGCCTGGGTGGTACTCAGCCCCATCGCACGACCACGAACCGCCGCTACTTCCATCAGCTTTGCCATGTCATCAGCCGATTGACCTACCCCTAACATGAGGGCTTTGTTCGCTGAAGCCATGAGGTCATAGTCTGAGACTGTACCCAGTGAAGCCTTGCGGGTTGCTTCAAGGATGTCGTCCATGCTCTGCCCGTAGGAATGGGCAAGGTCTTGCGCTGCGGTGGACATGCGCTCAAACTGTGCGGCTTCCCTGGCTGCTTCGGAAAGCTCGCTGATAATCTTTATCGTGCTTCCAACAGCGGCAGCAGCAGCCCCTAACTGAAGCATGCCTTTCACACCGGCAGCGGTAGCGGTTTCTTGCTCCTTGCCGTAGGCGGCGGTAGACTTTTTGAGGTCTTCCAATCCTTTTTTAGCCGAGTCAAACCCGGCTTTTGTTTTATCTTGTGCGGTTATTACAATCTTTGGACCGTCTTCAGCCATTTACTTTTTCCTTGTCTGCTTCACGCGCACGTTCCGGTCTACTATCCACCTGTCCCACCATTCCTGTGTCAGACGTTCCTCTATCTCTTGTGCGCGCAGCGGGTCGTATCCAGCCGCCTCAAGGATCAATGCCCAGTCAGGGGGAAAGCCAACGCCTGCGGAGTAATACGTTGTCAGCTTTCCCCGTTCACTGGGGGGACGGTTTCCGTCTTTTCGCCTAGCACTTCATACAGCCCGTCTATTTGTTCCTGGCTGGCGTCCATGAGGGCTTCATGCGCTTCGTTGCGGTCAGCCGGTGAGGTCACGAAGTCAAGCAGGAATGTGACCATGTTCTCAAACCGCTCAAGGTCTGATTGTGCGTTCTTCTGCTTTTCCTCAAACGTGATCCGGTTGTGCAGACGCCGAAGGAATCCGGGCGTCTGCTTGCCGGGTTTGCTGAATACGATCTCTGTCATGGTAAGGCGTCCAATGCGTTCCCGACCACTGCCTCGAAGAACAGGGCTGCGGTGGAGTTGTAGCGGCAGCGGAAGTTCCCGGTAACAATGTCATTCCCATCCCGATCCCCGATTGCCTCGAAGTTGTCCCACTTGCCCGCCATGTCTAAGGTCAAATACTTGTTTGATGTTCCGTCAAACTTCAAGCGAATCTGTCGTGCCGTCCCTGCGCGCCAGGCTGCGATTTCTGCAATGGATGAGGTCTCATGCTCGAAGGTCAGGGAGCATGTAACCTCTGGAGCTGTCGGTTTGGCAAAAGAGAAATAGATATTGCCGTCAGCGGTGTAGACAGGTATCCAGCCGGTTGTAATGCTCAGGCTGAAGTCCAGCAAAGTATTAGACTTCTGCGTGCCGCCGATGGTCCCGCCTGCTGCGTCAATGTATAGCTTGCCTTTACTGGTGAGGATTTCCTCAACAGTAGGGATGGCGATGCCTGTGGTAAATGACGAAGGGCCTGCCTGACGCCCCACAATCTCAGCCCCCATCATTACCGCTTGTCCGGCGGTTCCTGAGAGGGTGATTGTCCTGGCGAACCCGTAAGCAAACTCGTCTACCGCAGCATTGTCCCCGCCTTCAATTGTGAAGGTTTGCAGGTCGGTGCTTGCCAGTGAATCGGTTGACGCAACCGGAATGATGTACTCATACTTGTACCCCGGTGTGTCGGTGGACGGTATTACGTGCCTGATACCCGCCTCGAATAAATAGGGCAGCTGCTCAAATGTCGCTTCTGTCTCAGTCAGCGAAATCATAGCCTCTGTTTTGGGGATGTAGCTGCGGTCAGTGCCTACCAGGATACCCACGTCCTCGGCCGGAAAGACGGTGGTCAAGTTGTCCTGGATTGTGCCTGTCCCGCGCCATATTGCGGTGGCTGCAACCGCAGTGCCGGGAGTAGATTCCTTCCCCAGCTGGATTCGGCGTAATGCCTTGATACCTTGCGATGTCATAATTCCTCCTCGAATACTTCAGCAAATTTGTTTATGTACAGTTTAGATTTCAATAGCTTCTTCCTTCCGAATTTCATAACCTCGTCTTCTGTTAAATCCCTTGCCGGTATTCCGGGAAGGAATGCAATCCCGATGTAGTACATGCCGTCTAGCGTTTTCGTTTTCTTTTTCCCTGCCATAGCTCCCTCAGTTCATCATCTAATATGTTCCCGATGTGCCTGGTATATCTCTCGGTTGTCGTCAGCCGTAACAGTCCGGCATTATCTACCGCCCAATCGAATGGCTTTTCGTCTCCCATTGCGTCACGGTCTGCAATAACAAGGTTTTTCATTACGTGCGAGTAACCAATCCATTGACAGTGATGCGCTACGCCATAGGCTTTGTGTCCCTGGAAGGTGATCAAAACGTCATTGTCCTCCCTTGTGTAATCCACCTGGTAGGCGTAATCCCTGCCGATGGAAGTACAAAAGTCGCGGTCATATTGCTCAGGGATAAACTTGCCGTATTCGATCATCGCCGCCCGCTGCGCCCAGCGTTTTGTATTGACATTGCCCCAGCGGAATTGCGTTCTTACGGGATAGCCTGAGACTTGCCCCACATGCGGGAATACCTCTAACAGCTCAATTTGAGACTTCATCCAGCCCGGATAATAGAAGATGTCGTCATCTGCAACCCCGATAATCACGTTATCCGGTAGTGACCTGACTATCCCGTATCTTGCGGTAGCCTTTCCAACGTTGCCAGAGAAGGTGACAACATCCGGCTTATACTCATCCAGCAGCCAGTCCTTAAATTCCTTCGTGCCTGCATTTACCCAAACATGAGTACCTACTTCAACCCCGGCATTGTTGCGCATAGTTTCAAGGCTGCATTTGACGACCTCTAACCTGCCTGCGTGATACCCTTCGTCGTTCGGCAAGTAAACGATTGCGCTTGCAATAATCGGCTTATACCCTGCCACTCTATCAGCCCGCATGGGGTTTGTGCCTTTACGCATGTCTCACCTTCGCATTCTCAGCCGGCATAAGGTGTTTGTTCCTGTGTTCCAGGCTGTCTTTCCTGAAGGTGTAAACCCCTAAAGGTTTAGGGATGTAGTAAAAGCCAACCTTTGCCCGTGCTAACCGCAACCACCAGTCATAGTCACACGCCACAACAAGCTCTTCGTCAAAGTAACCGAGTTCATCGTGCAGGCTCTTTCTCCACATCGGCATGGGTCCAACAATGGCGCGGGTTTTGAGTACCTCTGCTATGTCAAGGACAAGACCAAGCGGGCTGTTTAGCCGTTTCCACTGTGAGACTATCCCCGCCTTCAGCACATTCACGTCAGAGAATACAAGTCCTGCCTCCGGGTGCTTTGACAGTTCGCTTGCCATCCAGATCGGCCCGCCAAGATAAAATCTGTCGTCTGAGTTCGCAACGATAATCAAGTCCCCGTCAGCCGCTTTGATTGCGATATTCCAGGCTTTGCCGATGGTCGGAACGTCAGGGGTGGTGATAACCTGCGCCTGTGCGTGTAAGGAGATTTCCTCTTCCCGTGACCCTTCCTGGCACACAATTACCGGGTCGCACCAGTTTTCCCGGATGTTGTCTATCCGTGAGGCGAGGAAGTCCTCGCAGTAGTAGGCTGAAACGATTGCGCTAATCTTAGACATTTTCTAACACCGCCTGCCCGTTTTCAAGCTCGACCAGTTTCCACGAGCGCATTGCCTGGATAACCGCCAACGAAACGGAAGGGTGATGAGTGTCAACGTTGTCAAATATGATGTATTTCGTGACAATTCTGCGGACGTTTAGCCAATCGTTCAGGGGCGCGTCATTCCAGTGATCCCCGTCTATGTACGCCATGACGTAATTTCGTTTTGCCTGTTTTGGAAACGGATGAGATTTTTGCTGGATAATTTCTAACTTGACCCCCAGCTTGTCCGCATTGCTTTCGAGAATTTCCAGACTAGGCGTATAACCCGAAATATCAATCAGCCTGGAAACGTCGCGCCCCTTGTCGTTTATTGCCCCAATATAGTACCCGTCCAGAGGATCAATACAGTAAACCTTGCCCGATAGCCCAGCCTCTTTTTTCGCCAACGCTACCGCAATCGCCGACCCGCCAAACAACGTGCCGATTTCCAGATAATCGCCATTTCCGGCTGATACGGCATATCTACAAAGACGGGCAAGATTCTCGTCACTGTCTGCAATGCGCCCGGTTATGTAAGCCCGGACGCGTCCTGCTATCTCTAGATATTCCATTTTCTCCAGTCGTCAAACGGGAATACATCAAGGTCGCTGTTTGGCGTAAGGTTGATTATCTTGCGCCCGTTGTGTTCCCAGGCTACTTGCGCCAGCCTGTACGCCTTCGCGCTTCTTTCGAGGTCAGGGTTATTCCACTTCATACCTGAGAAGTAGCACGGGTCAAAATGGTTAGCGTCCTCACCCATGAGTACCCGCTCCTCATTCGGCTTACCTTCGTAACCGAAACGGTGATCCACGCCAACCAGTAATGCGGTGGTGAAGCCCATAAAGTAGGCAAGCTGCATGAGTACATAGGTGACGGTATAACCTTCGTAAATCCACTTATCAGGCCAAAATGAAAACATCGGCATTCCATTCGACCTGAGAGGTAAACTATTCCTGACCGTCCAATTCATGCCGCCGGTGTCGGTGATAAACTTGACGCAGTTCATCCGGTCTATTTCGTGACAGAATTGCTCGACCACTAAAGGATTTACTGAGGCGTAATAGTCAGGGGTGAGTTTCAAGTAAATCCTGTTACTGCCAAATGACCTGTACTTTTTCAGGAAGTCAAGCGGTATGTCGTTCAGACTGGGGCCATTCCCGATAATCAGGCAGGTTTCGCCAGTGTGCTTGTCCTTAAGTTCCTTCCAGCTCATGTGTTAGACCTGCCCCCGTCAAACATGCGCAGCATCTGGTCATGCTTGGTGCAAAGTAGGTTGCTTTCCTGCCCGATGCCTGTCAGTAATCCGGCTTTGCCTACGGTGTGGGCGTAGGACTCTACCGCTTTTAAGAATTCGTCACAGAGTATATTGCGCCTGTCTTTATTGCTTGCCTCGCGCAGTTCCTTTTCCTTTAGGTCGAGGAATGCCGCCGCTTCGTTTATCTTGTAGCTCTGCGCCTGCCAGTTCGTGACCGCCCCGGACTTTTCGCTTTCGTATATCTGTCTCGAAAGGAAATAAACGCCGGTCTCTTTCAGCATTTGTTCACAAGCCTTGATGTGCCTCTGGTTGACCTGTATTGCCCCGTCTACCAGGTTATAGTCATGCGCCGCTTGACCTTGTGCTACAACCAGGCTTGACAGGTTTTCAAGGTTCGTTTTCGAGTCCTTGCGGTAGGCTTCGATCAGCGCGGTCGCTTCTGCTTTGCGTTCCTTGTAGCGGTCTAAGGCTTCTGAGATAGAACGCTGTAGAATGTTTACCCGTTCCTGGAATAACTCAATTGGCAATGTTGTGTCGCCGTCAAAACCGTACAGGGGGGATTTTAGGACGTTGATCGAGTGAAAATCCACCTCAATGCCCCTGCCTTGCGCTACGCCTACCCAGTAGGTCACGCCGTCCCTCTGATGTCCGTATTCCGTCTCGGTTTCCATCTCGACCCCGTAGACTTCAATACGCTCATACCCCTGATAGATTGCTAATGCTAAGGCGTAAGAGACGGAAGAGGTGAAATACCGATAGGCTTGCGGTATGGCTTTGAGTACCTCATCCAGCGGGTATTTGACAGACATGGGAACATCTGCATACCTGTCTATCATGTAAACTGGTAAGGTTCTGTTATTCTGCAACCAGTCATAATGCCCCGGATCGTTCCGGTTGGTCCTGCTCCGCCAGATTACCGGGCGGTGCATCTGGAATACTGCATCGGCTCTTGGTAGTTTATTCCCCGATATGGTCTCGTTGAATACCCAAACATCACAATCTGAACGGTTGAAATCGAATTCTGCAACGGTGGCTTTATACATCCCGACTATTGCGACAGTCCTCATGTGGTAGGCGTCTCCCTGAATTTGAGCGGCACTGCAAAACTTGCCATTTGTGTTACAACCCTGTCCCATTGTGCGGCTGAGACATTGAACGTAACCGGAAAGACAATGGAGTCAACGTTCCCGGATAACGTAGGATCGCCCGCCAGCCTTTGCAGAAACTCCGGGATGATGTTGTTCAGCTGCGTATAAGCGGATTTCATACTCACCCTTGACACGTGAAAATCTACGTTGACGGTGAGCAAGAGCCTTGCGGTGGTGGCTTCGTCCGCTTGCCCTGACCCGCTTGCTATGTGTGCAATTGCAAGAGGTAAGACGCTTGCATCTTCTACTGGATAGCTCGGCGCGCCCCGAACCGTCTCGCTGGTTATAGCCAGGGCGATGGTCTGCAACCTCTGAACGGCGTTATCTATGACGCTCATGCTGTCACCATGTTCGCTATCTGGTAGGGTCTGAGTATCATCTTCACGTCAGGGTCAAGCTCCTGCACATAAATCATCTCGCCCAATGCTGGATTGGCTGAACCGTCCTGGTATCCCTGCTTTGCCCGCATGAACCAGCGCATTGCCTGAATCTTGCACGCCATGTTAATGTCGTCCGGCGGTGTAGCGGAGTACCCGAACACGCCCACAATCTTGACGTTGTTGTCGAACCTTGAAAACGATTTACCGCTGCTTGATACCAGCTTCAAGGCGTGAATGGGCATGGATAAAGCGGTGTAGTTCTTAGGCACAACAGAGTAATGGGTATCCAGTGTCCATGTTGTAAATGTCCCGCTGTCGGTCTCGTCCACGCTAACAGAGGTGATCGAAACCGCCGGGTCAATGTACTGGATTGCATCGCCTGAACCGCTGAAGTACCTTGTTTCTGCGGTGCTGGACGGGTAAAAGTAGTTCGGCCATCCGCCCACGTATCTGTCTATCAACCGGCTTGCACTGCTAACCATCCGCGCAAGCACGCTGTTATAAACCACTGACGTGCTGGAAAAGAGCGGGCTGTCTGGCAGGTCGGCTTTTAAGTCCTCTATTAGCGCGTAATCGGCCATAATTCTCCTAAAGGGGGAGGGGGTTAGCCCTCCCCCTGTAAAACTAATTAGGTGCTGGACAGGTGTTCACTCTGCGGGTAGCGGTCTTCTATCAACGCCCACGCAGACACATATCCAGACTCAATCACGGCGTCAATCGCCAGATTGAGGTATTTCGCGTCAGTGTCAGCAGCGGTCACTGCTGCCGGGTCAACGTCAATGACAAGTGCCATTGAATCATTTGCGGCGGCTGTTACAGCTACACTTGAGGCGGATGTTGCATCGCCCCAGTTGTCGCCGGTGATTGCAGCAGCCAGACGGTAAGTAAAGGTCTGCGCGGTTGCGCTTGCGGTGCTGCCGGCGGCGGTTGAGGATTCAACGCGGAAAGTAAGGGTGTCTGTGGAGTCTGAGGTCATATCGCCCCAGTTCACCAGGAAGGTCACCCAGTGCGCATTCTTCAGCGCAACGGACTGGGCTTCATAGCCAGCCGTTGCGTTACCTCCTATTAGGTTGATGCAGCCAGGGCTACAAATGGGCTGAGGCTCGAAGTGCCATCATAGGCGGTGATCGCGGATGCCCACAACGGCTGCCCGTCTACCCGGTAGACGAACCGGAAAGCGGTTTCGTCATACACGAAATTGACGTGGATGCTGGACGCGGACTGTACGCCGCCCTTTGCGATCATTGCATACTGTGAAGGTGATACCAGCATGATGTCGCCCAGCGTGCCGAGGTATGGGTTGTATTCCGTTTCTACAACCGGACGGCCAAAGATTGAGCCGTAGGGTGAAGCGGACAAACCGCCAGCGGGCAGGTAAACGGGCATTTGACCAACAGACAGGTTGAACAGCTGCGGGTAAATGCTGGAGTTCACCAGCCAGACGTAATCACTTACGCCAGGATAACGGGCTGACCACATACGTGCTAAGTCAAGCGCGTCGATCTCGCTTGCATCGGTGCGGACTGCGGACACCAAACAACCAGCCTGGAGCATTCCAAGAGGTTTTCCGATTCCGTCACCGTTGACGATGGCCTGCTCGACTTTGAACCGGAGTTCCTGCGGGACGCTGTTGGTGATCCAGCTCTGTAAAGCGGTGGCGTCCTCAAGCAGTTCATCGGTTGCATAGCACAAGGCAGCGCATTTCTTCAGCTTCAGTTCGATCTGGCGGAACTTCGGCTTGCTTGCGGTCTTGGTGCCTGCTTCGGCCATCCAGTAGCCCTGTACTCCGCCCATGCGCGAACCGTCAGCGCGTGAGGTCTCGTCAATGGCATTGATGGTCAGGGAATTGCCCTCAACCTGGATCGGGTTGAAGAATGACAACAGACTGCCAACCCCGAACATGTTTTCCTGGATACCTGCGGCAATCTGCGGAGGGACGAGATACCCGCCCTGTGAGGGCATGGCTTCGTTCAGCCCGGTTGCTTTCAGGGGTTTGAGGCGCATGTCCTCTTGCCCAGGGTAAGTAGCAGCCGTTTTCACTGCCTGGAAGAATTCTCCGGCGGTGAATGGGTTGCCTTTGACGGCGCGGTCGGCTTCGTCCTCGACAACATCAAAACCGGCTTTTACTTGCGGTTTCGATTCCTCGTAGGATTTGAGAGCCTTTTCCACCGCGCTTGATACAATGGCCTCTACGTCAATGGTAGGGGCTTTGATTTCTTCGGTCATAGTGACCTCCTCGGTGGTAATATCTTGACTTTCATCAGGCTGGTATAACGACTTGACAGGGACGGCAGCATTGCGGTATTCCGCAGGTTGTGTGGTTAGGCTTGCTTCTGCAATCGGCCAGGATTTGATTTCCCATGATTTGCCGATTGACACACGCTCAACGAGATGACCAGCAGCACCAGTGGACCAGCCCAGTTTTCCAGCTTCAGCCAGTTTGTAGATTTGCTCTTCATACTCGTCTCGCATTTCAAGCTGCGCATCCAACCACGCGCCAACGTCATCGAACTTGACGCCGCCCTTGCCTAACTTCCGGTTTTTCATCACGCCGTCGTAGCCGTGATTGTAGTAAACGGGTAACCGGTCACCCTCTTCGATGCCCAGGTCAGTCTCAGGAGTGAAGTAATCGCCGGTCAGGTCAACGTCTTTTGGGTTTCCCCAGCGGACGATGTACCCGCCAACTTTCCCCTCACCGAGAGCTTTGACTGCATCCCCAAAAATAACTAGGTTTTCATCCATGAAACCTCCTCAAACAAACAAGCCAAACAGAACGCAAATGCGCTTGTTCGGCTTCGTAACCACGAACCGCCAGGTCTTACCCGCCGCAGCACCCGCCGCCAGCAGACAGCCTTGTTCGATTGTGTCAGTCCCTAATTGCCTTCTTAACTATTTCGTCCCATAAGGCTTTGATCTTATCGACAGACTTATTCTTGATGTGTTTCATTGTCCACCAGCGTCCCTTATGCATCCATGCCTGTCTGTCCGGGTCAATAACGTATTGCGCATAGTTTAGATTTGTGCCAAACTTACCGATGGTCTGAGTACCAGAGCCGGTCACGCTGTAAACCGTAGGCTTTCCAGCCTTGCCGCCGCCTTCCATGACACCGAGGGATCGCCCCAGCGTGCCGGTCCTGTCATAGCTCGACCCCTGCGGTTTGGCAGGGTAGGGGGGAACATTCTCCCAAAGTATCAGGAGGGACGCCCACATTGCTTTGCCCATTGCGGTCTTTAGCCGCCCTGGATAACCGGCAAACTTGCGGATAAGCCTGTCCATTCCCTCAACTTTTATCTCTATCATTCGCCCCTCAGTATCCTGGCTATGTCGTCCGCTGCCCGTTCTATGTTCACCACAGGCTTTCCCCAGCAGCGGCAGTTTATGTGCGCCGGTATCATGGCGTCCAAGTCCTCAAGCGGGTATTCCTTGTCGCCTTTGCCGTAATCGTTGCAGATGGGACAGACTTTATCGTCCTCAGCGGTCATGAATTTGAACTTGTCAACCATGCCGGATTCACACCATGCCATTTGGTTTCCTTGTGCGTATAACCTGGTAACCTCTGTAACAGCTATTCTTTCAGCCCTTACTTTGCTGAACGTGTTTTCCAGCACCGCTTTCAGGGTGTCTAACTTGTCCCCAGCCTTCAGCCATTCCGTAACTGCATCTTGCACAGTCTCGCGGGTGGTGCTATTGATCCTGTGCAGCCATGTGTCACGGTAAGTCCTGGCATAATGGATTATTCTCTGGTTGACCGCATCAAGGTTGACTTCCATCCCTGTGAGTAGCAGAATCCCGCCTTCTACCGCATTCAGGAGTATGCCAACGAATGTGCCTGCTATCTCTTCCCAGAATTCCTCTTCCTCAAGCATCCAAAAGGTAATGTCATAGATAGACTTTACCCGGTCATCCTTCTGTATCTCTTTCAGGACCCGTTCAAACTGACCCGCAAGGTAGGCTTCCATAATCCTTGTAAGTTTCCGCTCGTCCTTGCGCCGCTGGTCGTCATCCGGCGCATTGACCTTGTACGCCCACACCTCACCGACCCAGCGCGCCGTCCCTCTCAGGTTGTCCAGCACGCCCGGATATTCCATGACAGTGCGCTTGACTGCGGTAAGTAACAGGTCTTGCAGGTCTGTCATACTAAAGCCTCAACCGCCCTTGTGATCGCAACAGCCAGGTCTTTCATGTCACCGGCTTCCTGGTGAGATAAACTGAACACGGTTTCTATCTCGCGCTCAGTCCGGCAATTCGGAAGTGCTTCACGAATCCGGCTGGCTATGTCCTCGGTCAAGGTCTTGCAGACGAATGGGAAGTCTAAGGATTTCCCCTGCTTCAGCTTGCGGAAGGCGAAGGACTGCCACAGTTCCAATTCCCTCAACTGCTCAATGGTCATTGCGGTCTTCTGCGGTTCCTCGTCCTTCTGTTCTTCTTCCTTCGGTTCCTCGACCGGCTTGTCGTAATTCTCATCCAGCGCGTCAAACTCAATGTCGGGAGGCAGGTCAATGCCTACCACCTGGGCAGCGATGCTCGGCCGCATTCCGGCGTCAATATACGCCTTGTATGCACTCGCACGCTGTACCTCTTCCTCCTGCCCGTGTTCGGATAACTCAGGCCGGAACTCAAACCTCAAACCTAATGGATTGAATAGTTGCCGGTTCATCTCGCCTGAAATGAAGTTTGCCCAGGGCATGACCGAGTCCCTGAACCAGACGGCGTATTCCACTTGTGCGGTGGCGTAGTTAGCAGAGTTTGACAGGAGCAGCGATAAAGGCATTCCGGCTGCCATTGCTATGTCCTCGACCTTGTCCTGCCTGAGTGTAGAGTCCTTGATGTTGTCAATGCCTTCACCAATAACGTGAGGCTCTAAACTGTCAGCATTGAACACTTTACCGAGGTACTTCGTCCAGCCGTGTACAACCTTGTCCCAGATATTCTCTATCTTCTCGCGCTCAGCAGGGTTCGGAACGCCCTTGACCATAAGCATTGTCGGCTTGATGCCTCCCCGCTGGAAGAAGGACTGCACGTAATAGTCGGAATAGAACAAGACCCCGGCGGCTGCCATGAGTGCCTGAAATTCCGTGTTCTTGGAAGGCAAAAGCTCGGTGGTGTGATCCAGACGCCAGACGTAGAATATCCTGTTTTCGTCAAGGCTGTATTTCCGCTCCTCAGTGCCTAACACCCGCTTGAAGCCTACCAGTCCGGCGTCCTTACTGACAACCGGCTTGATGGTGGTTGGGACAAGGTAGCGCATGTTCTTTATCGCCTTGTTGCCTTCCATGAAGCCATAAGCCATGTTGGTCATGAACAGGGACAGACGCCAAAGCCTGAGTAACTCCTTCGGGTTGGGGAGGAAACCGACCTTGTTCTGCCAGGACTCGGAGGAGTCAAAGTCTGTTTCTCCTTTGACAACGGCAAACGGAATATTGGCGATTGCGTCAGCGGACAGGTTCGCAACTCGGAACACCGGCGCAACGGACGAATAATACGTCTCGGACTGGTTGGCCTTCTCAGGTTCGCCCGTGATGAAGTTCCAGGCTGAATCCGGGTACTGAGGCAGGTCGATATTCTTGATCGTTTTCCCGTCAGTGTATAAGTACAATGTCTTGTTTGCCATAGTCCTCCTAGCTAACCAGCCAATTATCGCCGGAACACCCGTTCCACGCGATTGCGAGGCTCATGACCGTATCATCGTGCATGCCTTCCGGCGCACTGTACGAAAACGATCCAGAATTGTTGCGCTTGCTCTCGTAACTCAATAACTCACCTACCAATATCGGATTGTTGATAATGCGGATTGTCCCATGCTCAAATGCAGACTGTAAGTCTTGTATGATTTTCTGCTTGGTTGCGCTCGTTGTAGTGAACGGGATAACCCCTAGCCCTCTTTCCAGCATGTGATCAATGACAGGCCTGCCGATTGAGTTAGCCTCAATGACCATGCTGAACAAGTCCCATTTCTGATACAACGCAGCCAGCCGGTCAATCAGCACCGGGTAATCCACACGGTTGAAGCGGTCAAGATAAACCATGTCTTTCGTCTCGCTGTCGAGTATGGTCACAACCGTGTAATCCACGCTTGACGCTACGTCTACCCCTGCGATATACTGCCTGCCTGGTGTCGGGTTGGAAGGCTCTAATACCGCCGCCTCCTGTACCCTGCGAAAGACTGACCCGTCCTGGTTGATAAACTCGGCAAGGTATTCTTGACGGAATATCATCTCTGGTAGGTCACGCCGCGCCGCTTCGATCTCTGACGGCAAAATGTAAGGGTTGGCACTGGTCGGAAAGGTGAAGCTCGCCCAGCCTTCCTCACCGCTTATTCCCTTCTGGTAATGTTCCCAAAACCAATTTCTTGCCTTCGGCGTGCTTATAAATAACGCCCTGCCTAACCTGTCGGATAATGCCGGCCTGAGGGCTTCAGTCCACGCCTCTTTCTGCATGAACGCGCATTCGTCAAGCACCGCAAAATCCAGCCCCTCACCTCGTAAACTGTCCGGGTTGTCAGCTGATCTCACCGCAACAGTGCCGCCGCCAGGAAAGATAATCTCGCGGTCAACTTTCTTTATCTGCACGCCTAATGCAGCCCCGGATTTGCGGATAGGTCGCCAACCGACTTCGCTCATCTTGTAGGTCGGACTGATCCACCAGGCGCGCCCGCCAGCCATCGCAACCGATAAGCATTCGGCTGTCGCTAGCATCGTTTTGCCGAACCTTCGCCCAGCAGCAACCACGCGAAACCTTGACGGGTCAGCGTGTATCTGGAATTGCGCCGGGTGCAGGTCAACTCGAATTTCAATCGGTATCACCGCCCGCGATTATCTCGTTGAAGTTCATACTGTGCTGTACGTTTGCCTCAATGTCAATGGGAGTAGGAACTTTGCCATAGGCGATTTCAAGAAAGCCGATCCGCTGTCGCGGGTCTTTCGATATGCTCATCTCGCGCAGTATCAGCTCCACCCGTGTCATCTTGACCCTGCCGTCAGCGGACGTGATAGGCTCTGAGGCTATCTGCTTGGCTAAGTCCCGGAGCGCGTCGAATGACTTAGGCCGTCCCTTGCGGTTGATGCGCGGGTCGCCTTTGGTGAATGGTTTAGCGTTAGGGATAAGGTTAGCCATGTCTGTTATCCGTCTGTATTACAGTCGCTCTATCTCAATATCTGGGAACGCCGTCGCCATCCGCTCAAGTATCACGGCGCAATACTGCGGCTCTAATTCTACAGATAATGACATTCTTCCTAAATTTTGGCAGGCAACGATTGATGTGCCAGAGCCGCAAAACGGCTCATAAACATACTCACCAACTTGGCTATAAACTTCGATAAGCGTTGACGCAAACTCAACACTAAACGGCGCAGGATGACCGGGGATACCGCCGCGCTGAGGTTGGCACCTGATAACACTGTCAATAACCTTTGTGGCGTTGACTTGCTCGCCCGCCATCGTGAAGCCTGTCATCTTTCCGGATTTTTCGCGGAGGCCTACCTTGTCTTTCTTGTAATGCGTTACACCATTCTCCGCGTACTTAGTCGGCGCCGTCTTATTAGCCCTGTTTGGCTTATTGGCAAAGTGAAATATCCATTCATGCGCCGGCGCTAATCTTCCGCGCCAATCACCAATGAGCCCGCTCATTTTGTCCCATACATACCAACCATAAAGCGGCTGTTCGTTTTCTTCCATCCAATCAATCCACGGGTCCCAATAACGAAATACCTTTCCGTCTACGTGTACCAATCCAAGATTGATTAATATTGATGCGTTTTCTTTACATGCAAAAATAGCCTGCTCGCTAACGCCCGTCATTAGTTCCAGCCAATCAAAATAGCCGATTTTATAATCTCTCTGTTCCGCATAGGGTGGAGACGTAAAACACATTGAAGCCTTATTGGTCTGTATCACCCGCTCAACATCCTCGCGCTTGGTCGAGTCGCCGCAAAGTAGCCTATGCTCGCCAATCTGCCACAAGTCGCCGGTCTTGACCTGCCATTTCTCATTGAGTTCTGCGGCGCGGTCAATCTGCGGTTCAGCGTCAGCAGGTTCTTGCTTGCCAAACTCCAACCCCTCCCGCTCCGCAAGTCCTGACATCATCTCCTGCACCCTAGCATCATCACTCTGCACCGCGTGAAGCAGGTCATCAAGCTTCTGCTTGTCGGTAGCAGCCATAGCCGAGAGCGGGTCGATGGTCGCAAGGATTAGAGACTCTTCCTCAGGCGTAAGGTCAACGTACACCGCCGGGATGGTCTTCTCGCCGTTCCGGGCTGCAACCTGGCAGCGCAGGTGTCCGTCAACAAGATGGCCGGTCTGCTTGTTGATGATCACATCCTGCACAAAGCCTACCTGAGACAGAACGCCCTCTAAGGCTTCCTGTTGCGCCTTCGGGTGTATACGCCAATTCGCCGGATTGAATAGGATTTCATCCAGCGGTTCGTCTCCATGCCCGATTATTCGGTTTTTCCAGTCTGTCAAAACTTCTCCTTCGCCGGTATCGTTATCCCGTCCCACCAATCCAGGAAACTGTCGCCGTACTTCTTGTACTGTCGCCAGAAGAACGCACCTCTCGCCTCGTACCCGCCCGCGCGCATGTGGCACTCACGGCACAGCATTTCGAGGTTATACGGATGGTCGTACTCCGGGTGACGCTTGGACCGTCTGACTAGCGCGTGGTGGCGGTCTGTCGCAGGTCGTCCGCAACGCTCGCAGGCTATCTGTGCCATATTTCCTGCGTCAATCTCATGAACGTGTTCCAGTTCCACAACATCACCCGGTCACACATCGCTGCTTGGTAGATAAGGTATTCGAGGTACAGGGTCATTCATTGACCTTTCCAGCACACCCAGCTGTACCAGGTAAGGTAACTGCCTGTATGTCGAGGGTTTTTCCAGGCACGGCGTTCAGCTTTGTGCAGCATCCGCTTGTGATACTTCCCGAATTTCGCAGAGTACCATCTAAGATAATACGGCGGGTCAGATTCGTAAAATCTGCGTCCCATGTCACTCGGTTTTGCTCCTCGACAACTGGAATACCTGAGTCTCCAATTCCTTGATGCGCTTGCGGAGGCTCTCGTTCTCGCGCCGTATCTTGACCATCTCGGACTCCTGCTGGGTCAACTGCTCGCGCAGGGAGCGGTTTTCGTCCTCTAATTTATCTATCACGTTGTCACGCTCCTGCAATGAGTCCTGTAATGCGGTGACCTGTTTTTCCAGCTTGTCCACGCGCTCGCACAACGAGGCTATCCGCTTCTCTGCGGCTTCCATCAAAATCTTGGCGGCGTTAGCCAAGTTGTGTTCGGCTTCGCTTGATGTCTTCCGGCGCATGGCTATCGATGTGACAATAGCAGACAGCACACCAGAGCCGATGACCGCAACGATGATGGTGGTTATCTGCTCGGCTGTCATTTATTTAGTATGCTTTTGCCAACGTCATAAATGCCGGACGCTACCAGCCCCAGCCCGATGCCGTACACCGATGCTGAGAACCAGCCGGCAAAGTCAATCGGTACAGCGATGCTCACCTGGTAGGCTAGTCCCAACGCCAGACCTATCGCCATGCTCACGATCACGACTGCGCGACCTTGAAGCCCCAAACGTTTGACCCACTCGACCAGTCCTAATACGACAAGTACCAAAGGTAATCCTGCTACAATAGCATCGAAATTCATGTTATTCTCCTTTTTCTTTTCTTAGCGTATAATCCGGCAGCCAGGATTCGAACCTGGGATTGCACCACCACGGCGCAATATTAGGGCAGCGTGTTCCATCCACGCCTCTGCCGAACGATCGAGTATCCCGATCCATCAACGTGCAGGGCAATAACCCTTGTCCTGCGGTAGGGGTTTCCTGACAATCCACCGCCATCCGTCTAATGACGGCTTCAATGTCAGGAACTAAAGAGCAGAGTCGCGCACAATGCTCCCGCGGTTGGTATTGTGCATTAGACGTTGCTCCAGATATAATCCTCTAAATCATTATCAGAGTATTCGCTTTCGTACTTGGCAACCTTTGCCTCGTACACAAGTTCACGCTCGTACATTCGCATCCATTCCAATAACCACTGTGGCCAGTCCTCGCGCTTTGTTCCGTAGATTTCAGCACACGGTTTGCACAGTTGTCGGTTCGTTCTGATATTCGCACCACATACGCATTGTCTTTGCATCATGCCCTCAATTAAGTATGGGTTGTAGGGGCTGTTTTTATAACTTTTTCAGCCGATTGGGTATATTTCTTCCATATCTTCAAGCAAGCCGGACAGTATTTCTCTCTCCGCATTCCGCAGGTTGTCGTGCCTTTCGCGGTCATAATCGTGCTTATAAAACTTCACCCACTCGTCTGTAAAATCATGCGATAATTCCCGTAAGCACCTGGTACAAATTGCGTTCTTTGCCATAGTCAATCCTCCGCAGTTGTAGCACTTCCTCACACTAACACCCCTGCGCCGTGCAATTCCTCTTATAAATTGATCCCTTGCTTTTTCGTCAATCGTATAATGTTCGCCCCCATCTGATACATTCAACAGGTCATCTTCGAGCAACCTGTAAAATGCGATCCAGTACCGTTCCTTTTCCTTCCATTCTTCAGCGGTGCATTCTTCAACCACTTCCATTACCGGCTTCATCTTTTTATCGAATAATCCGCGTAACCACCTTTCGCGCCTGCACTCTCCGCTTGAGTATCTGTGCTGTTCATACCGCCGTGCCAGGTTGTTAGTCTTTCCGATGTACCTTACTCGCCTGTCTCTTGGGTCTTTTAGAGAGTAGATATAGATTGTCTCAGGCATTCAAATCCTTTCTTTATTCTCTTGGAAACTGTCACCTGGTTTACCCCCAACCCGTCTGCAATCTCTTGCTGTGAGTACCCGTAACTATGCAGCAGCACCACACAGCGAAGGCGGTCAGGCAATCGCCCAACCGCTTCGCACAGGTCTATGTCGTTTTCTCGTTGTTGTTGATCTGTCATT